ATATCGGCATTGGTTTTACCCTTACCTTTGCCTTTGCCGCCCATTATTTCTTTAGATGTAGGGCCGCTGTTGCCCAAATTTTTACCTTCGGTTTTGCCTTTTTTAGCGATGCCGTCGGCTGATCGTGTGTATGCCATTCTAAGCTCCTTAAGATACCGTTACTGTACCAACAAATGTGGTTGCCACCAAGTAGTTTGGTGTCAATCCCGCGTCATTTAAACTGGCCCCGCCTACAGGTGCCCAGCCCCATTGAATATCCCGTGAACCACCTGATAAATTACCAGCAGCATTAACGCCAGACGTTACATACGTTGTGTCCCTACGCGGGTTGCGTAGTGCCTGGGGGTCATCTACGGGAAACGTACCCAACATTAACTGCGGCTGGTCTGGGTCCCAACACTCAGGGCAAACCAACAACTCATATTTGCGTTGTTTAATAATTTCTGTCTTGAGCTTCTTTAACCGGAACTGCTGCCCGCAGCGGTCGCACTCAGCAATCGCTATCTTGCCGGATGCAAACCGATTACCCATTAGGAACCACCTATAAACATTTGCCTTGGAACAAACCGCACGGCAGCTTTTTCACGATCTTCACCCGCGGCAATCTCAAACGTTTCGTTGTAAATTTGTTTGAGCATTTCAATACGCGGCATTAGTTCCGGCACTTTGATGGCAATGTGATACGCCAAGCCGGCCACCAAACACGGTAGGAAGCGGAAATTCATGTCGGCAGTACTAACACCTGCCCCAGCGTCTTGAACGCGGCGTAGGCGCCAATAAACAAATTGGTACGTAGTGCTGTTATCAGGTGTGGGCCACACGGTCACAGCTGGAAGTTGCGGCACAAACACCGCCGTGCCATCTGCTTGTGCAGCAGCAGTCGTATTGTTCTGGCCACGGAATACACCGCCCAGCGTATTGCCGGATACATATGTGTAGTAAATATCTTCTGTACCCAGACGAATAAACCCAGCGCCGGCTAATCCAACCACCGTGTTAAGTGTGATCGTGGTGGCCGTTGAGGTGATCGCGCCATCAAGCACAGCATTTGTAGGATTTGTCTCACCAGATAACCGCTGGATCCATACCTGAATCGGTCGCGCCTGTTGTAACTTGTTTGGTATCGTTGCATAGGTAGAAACGCTAATGCGTGTAATAGTCAAATCAGCCTGGGTGGATGCGGTGTTTGATCCCGTTCGTATTACATGTTCTAACAAATCAATCGTATCTGTTGGTAAAGCATATGTAGCTAGACCAGGCGTCAAGTTAATGATGCCCTGCTCCATGGTCCACATGTTGATGCCTTTGGACTGCCACTCAATGGTCATCAAGTTCATAGACCTACGTGCTGTACGCAAGTCATAACCAGAACGCATTTCCCGTCCCGCGCGCTCCCACGCCTCTTCAGCGATTTCCGTGAAGTCCATGTTGAAGAGCGTGGTGCCGGTAGTTGTCATGGATTACTTCTTTGCTGTCTTTGCAGAATCAATGAAAGCTTGGGCCGTAGGCGCGCCCTTTTGGCCTGGCTTGCGCATTTTCTCACCGCGAGCACGTTTAGCGTGAATGTTGGCATACAAGCCAACACCGCCGCCTTTGGCATATTGCGTAAAGTCTGTATCGTCCCGGCGCGCTTTCGTGTCACCCTTGGGCATTTTGCTGGGCATTATGGCTCCCATACCACGGCAGGCTAACATATCAGCACTTCCCGCCGCCGTACATGGTGATCATTGAGCCCTTTGTTTTACCCTTGGTAGCACAACCATCAGCACGTTTAGAAGCGGAGCCAACAGAACCACCTGATTTGTAACCCATGGATTTAATCTTTGCGCGGTCTCTGGCATCCTTAGCATCACGTTTAGATTCTTCTACAGCATCAAAGTTCGCGGGCTTGGCAACGCCACGAGACTCACGCTTCATTTCGGCAGCCGCTTCACGATCAACTTTACCTTGCTTGGCTTTATCAAGCACCATTTTAGTTGCGCCCACCATTCCAGCAGCGCCCGCAAGGCCGCCAAGTGGAACAGCGGCTTCGGCTAATTTTCCGCCTATACCGCCACCACGGTTTTCATCATATTCGTTTACGCTGCGTTTCATGGTAACTCCTTAGCAGGGCATGCCGCCCATGTTCATCTTAATCATCTTGCCTTTGGTCTTGCCTTTAGTAGCAATACCATCACGACTAGAAGAAGTTTTGACTGAACCCATCTTAGAAGCAGCCATACCGCCAGCCTTTAAGCCTTTGTGGGCCTTAGAAGCGGGCATCGCAGCGTGCTTACCCACCGCCTTGTTAATCATGGACTTGTCCATTTCTACGTCTGAATGTTTCATATCGCCACCTTTAGAAAATTTACGGCCTTTGTCAGCCTGATTAAACTCTTTACCCACAGACTGTGGGACGCCTGCTTTCTTAGCAAACGCTGGGTTGTGAGCCACCGCTGCCATGAAATTATGTTGCTTCTTGCTTACGCTTGGCATTATCGGCCACCTCGGTTAAGAAATCCACCATTACGGTAACCATCTTGTGAAAAAATAGATTTGATTCCTTCGTTGCTTGTTTCGGGTGCGTAATAAGCAGCAAACGCGGAGCCAATGATGTCTTCACTGATACCCATTCCTAATAACTGATCCCGTAAATTGCTTACCGATTCTGCTCCACCAAGCGCACTATATGCACGGCTATAGTCTGGCATTGCAGGAGTTGCTGTAGCCGGTACGTTCATGCCAAGATCAGGGTCGTATGTAGACCCAACAGGGGCCGAGCTTAAAATGTCTGTAGCTGGAACTACTGTGCCCGTATTCACATCAAACGTGTAACCTACCGGAGCTAAGCTTTCTGTAATTGGCGTGTTAGCTCCAATACTAGCATCGTATACGGAACCAGCTGGCGCCAAACTTTCTGTACCTGGTAAGTTCAGACCACCGCTTCCGCCAACATTAGACGTGGAATTTAATACATCAATCATATCTGTGTAAGATAAATTACTGCCTCTTGGCATAAAATCACCACCAGCACCACCAGAATCTTTTTGATCAACAATCGTTATTTCACCTAAATCATTCGTATCATTTTGAAGACCAGGTTGAGAATTGCTGAGACTATTCATAAAATTGTACTCATCATCTGCGCGCAATGAATCGTATTCTTCTAATGGCCCAACATATTGGGAATCTACTGGGGTAATAGTTCCGTAGTCAGCATCGCGCAGATAATTTTCAAACCGATCCGCAGACCCCGGCGCATTTACTTGCGCACTAAGCTCCGCCATCTGTTGATCGTACTCTTCTTGGGTTATACCTTTTGGCCCGTTATCGTAGGCTCTGCGGGAAGCCTGCTCTATCGTGTTTTGTGCGCGAGATAAATCGCTATCAACATCAAGCTTTTCTGTCAGGTAGTTAATTAGCTTGTTACCGTAGTACGTTTGTGGGCTTAAAACCTTGAGTATATCGTCCTGCTCTTTATAAGTAGGTCGTGTATAGGCGTACTCACGCCCAAGTAAACTAGCAAGTCCAAGTAAAGGCGCCGCCATAATTAGTCACCCTTTTTGAATAAGCTGGTCAATTTTTGCTTCAAGCTTATTAAAACGTTGGTCAATGTGGTTCGAAATGCGGTCAATTTCTGCTTGAGTAACGTTATCACGGGCAACCTCCTCGCGTGTTTTGTTCAACAGGATTGTGACACGAGCCAGCTCCCTGAACTTTTCATTCATCATATAGCCTAGCAATCCAATCACTAAGGATAGGACAGCAGACCAAGCGGTGTTTAGATCTAACAATTCCAAGCCCTCAATGCTTTATTGATCCGTGAATCCGGATCGTTGGCTGTCTTTGCACTCGTTAGCTTCTTTTTCATCCCGCCCATCCTCGCACAGAAAGAGTCGCGCCGGGAGCCGCCTTCTGGCTGGGGAGCCTTCAAGTTCATACCTTGCGCTTTCGCGGAGGCCCGACCCTTGGCGTTCAAGCCGCCCTTCTCGGACTTGCCTTCTTTCCTCTGCCATGCTGGACTCTTAGCCATAGAACACCGTAATATGCGTATTGGCCCCTAAGAAAAGTCGTATGCCGTAATGGGCAAGAATACCTTCTCCGGGAATATTTACGTTATATGCAGTTTGATTTGACGCATCTAATTGCAGTAGTACGTCATTGTATACAGTGACATTTCCGCTAGCTGCACCAGAATTGGCAACAGTAACAGTA